TCATTTCTAGCTGCATTTTGTTCAGACATTTGTGATGACATGTTATCATAAAATTGATTAACTTGATTCTGACTAGTAGCATTAAATTGATAAGCTGCATTTGCTGCTGCTTGATCTGACATTAAAAATGCTTGTCTTATATTTTAATTTTGTAAACTTGCTTGCTGTTCATTAGATAAGTTAGCCATATCCATTTGTAGATATGATTGTGCATTTGTAATTGCAGCTTGCTGATTGTTTGCAAGATTCTGAAATATCATTTGCTTATAAGTATCTGCATCTGCTTTAGCAATTGGAATAGCAGAGTTCATAATACCTTCAGCTAATGCTTCAGCTGCCATAGAACTTTGGCTCATACCTCTATTAGCCATAGCTGCTTCAGTAGCTTTTGCTGCACCTCTAGCCCATACAGGTAAAGGATTACCTGATGCTACTGCTGTAGTTACATCATTTTGTAAATCTTGTAACTGACCTCTAACTGTAGCATCTGTACTAATTGTACCTTGAGCTGCTACTGCAGGTGCTGTTACTGTCCCTGTAGCTCCACTCATAGTAGGAGTTGATCCTGCTATTGTATCTTGAGTATACTGTGCTGCGGCTTTTGCTGTAGGTACTGTTGATGTTGTACTTGTAGGTGTTGTAGCTGCTGTTATCGTAGGTGCTGATACAGCTGTAGGTGTTGCTGCTGCTGTAGTACCTGTAACTCCTGCAGTATTCATTAATTCATTAGGTGCTACATTTTGTAATTGTGGAGATATAGTAGTCCCCGTAGGCATAGTAGGTTTAGCTACTATAGACTCAATTAAAGATGTAGCTTTACTTGATGTAGTTTGATTACTAGATGTAGGCTTAACTGAGCCTGTCTGTAATTTAACTGTATCTACTGTCTCTGCCATTGTTTATCTTCCTTGTCGATTGTATTTTTTAAATGTTGATCTTTTGTTTAAATTTTTACGATGTATACCTTTTCTTTTTTTTGGCTTTGGTCGTGGTGTAAAATGTAAAAAACTCTGCCTAGCCATTAGGGTTTAGTTGGCCACGTAGCGTTTGTACATTTAGCAACAGTGTCTTTACCATCAGGTAAATCTCTAAGAGCTTGTCTGTAGGTTTTCATATCAGATGATATAGCATTACCTTTTTCAAGTTCCGATGTAATTTCCCAATCAGATGCTTTTAAAAGACCGTCTCTTTTTTGTCTTAGATCCGCTAAAGCTCTAGCAGGAGCTGCATTAGCCCAAGCCGCTTCTTCATTGTCTCTAGCTGTCTCTTCAGCTGCTGTAAATTGTACTCTGTTACCATTTATATTATGATATCTTGGCATAGTTTTCTCCTTTGGTGTTATGTATCATTATTATAGAATTCCGTAAAGGCAAATATCTCCACTTTCAATATTTCCTGTAGATGATTTAAATCTAAATCTTGTCAAAGCTGTGGTTGTGTTAAAATATCCACCAACAAAAACATGTTGATTTACATCTGACATATCTAAAGTTGATGTTCTAGCCATAAAATGCTTAACAAAAACAGAACTGCTTGGATTAAAAACTTGAAGATAACCAGACATACATTCATCATTTTCTGTTCCAATAGGAGAACTTAATCTTTGAAAAGATGTTGATTGTGCTAAATCATCAGCTGTTCTATAAGATAAAGCTGTTTCACTATCTGCTTCATCATGAGTAGCTTTAAAATTTGATGATGTAATTGTTTGATTATAGTTAGTATTAGTTCCTGTATCAGCTTGAAATAAAAAATAACCATCATTACTTGCACCATGAATACTAATAAACTTAAACACATAGGAATCATAAGTATCATCTAATACAACACTAGATGCACCATCAACAAAAGATAGAGTTGCACTAGAACTAGCAGTTAACTTTTTGATAAATACCATATTACCACCGCCAGCTTCAACAGATCCAAAAGTAGTAGCTGATCTAGCTCCTCGGTCATTTACTGTAATTAATCCTGAAATAGGTAATGTCATTAAGCCTCCTTTATTCCATAACGTTTAATTTGTCCTGCATCTATGTTTCCAGAACTCATTTTAAATTGTATTTCATCAATAGCTGATGTTGTATTAAAATACCCAGCTATAAAATCATTTTGACTATAATCACTATGAACATAATTATTTGAAGTAGATATAAAATGCTTGACCATCACAGTTGAAGATGGATTAAATAAGTGAAGATAACCTACTTTACATTGGTCATTATCGTTACCTATTCCAGTATTTAGTGCTTGAAAAGATGTTCCTTGTGCTTGGTCTTTTCCTGTATCATATACTAATGCAGAAGCAGAATCAGATTCATTGTGATATGCTGAAAAAAAAGTTGATGTAATAGTTTCATTATATCCAGAACCACCAGAAGAATTACCTTGAAAACCAAATGTTACATTATTAGTTTCTGGGTGCATATTAATAAACTCAAACTTATAAATAGGATATGTGTTATCTAATACAACATTATCACTGCCATCAACAAAAGATAGAGTAGAGCTAGAACTAGCTGTTAAAGTTTTAATGTGTACCAGTGCACCTGGAGCATTACCTGTTACCGCTGCAGGAACCGTGCTTAGATTTCTAAGAGATCTATCGTTGTATTTAACTAATGCCATTATGATTGTTTCGGCCCCACTCCGTACATTTTGATTGTTCCAGCATCTATGTTGCCAGACACCATTTTAAACTGAATTGCATCAATAGCAGATGTAGTGTTAAAATACCCACTTACATAAAAATCTTGAGAATAATCATTAGCATTATAACAGTTTGATCTAGCTATAAAATGTTTTACAAAAGTTGTACTGCTAGGATTAAATAGGGTTAATTCTCCAGATATAGATTCATCATTTCCGTTACCAGCATTTCCTGAAATCATTTGAAAACTTGTAGATTGTGCAAGATCAGAATTTGATCCATATTCTAAAACTGCACTATTTCCAGCTTCATTATGATACGCTACAAAAGCAGCTGATGTTATATTAACTCCGTAATTTGAACCAGTATCAGTAGAACCTTGAAATGTTATTTCTTTACTATTTGTTGCTCCATGAATATCTATAAACTTAAACAAATAACTATTGTAAGTAGAATTTATACTTGATGTAAAATCTAATGTAGCAGAACTTGATGCTGTTGCTGTTGTAAGCAAAGTCAAATTACCATCAGTCAAGGCTGCCGCTGTAGGCAACGCTGTAATTGCTGTTAGTGCTCTGTTGACTGCAGTTCGGATAGCCATAGGTTAGGCTCCCGTTAATGCTTTTATCTCAGCGTCATCTAATCCCAAGTCTTTTAGTTTTTGTTTGCCAGATGCTTTTTTATCTATTGCTGCTTGTTCAGCATCCATCTCTAATTTAATTGCAGCTTTATTTTTAGTTTCTTCTGTATCTCTAGCTTTTTCTTCTTCTGCTGTTAATTGTATTTTAATACCATTTAATAATTTATATCTTGCCATTATACTATCCCATAAAGTTTGTAGTCGTAATCTTCAATATTACCTGAATGATAATAAATTCTAAATCCAGTAGCATTAGGTGCATCACTATGGTTATAAGCACCACAACTTACTTCTGTTCTAAAATTTGTACTTGCATCATATCTAGTTCCTTGTGCTCTCATAAAATTTCCATGATAGTTTTGATATGATGATTTTCTTGGTGTAAAAAAAATTTGACTTTGATGATACTCTGTTGATCCAGCATTTCCACTGTTTTGATGTACTCTCCAATGATCTCCATTTGTTGTATGAAATCCATAAAAGCTATCATCTGCACTTGTTCCATGAACTGCACTATCATAATAAGAAGATGTAAAATTAGAACCACTTGATCCACCTGTTCTCATTTGAAAATATAAAAAAGCATTATCTGTTGCTGGTCTGGAAAACCAAACAAGCATAAAATGTGAATATGTTGATACATCTAGATCATCAAAAACTATTTCTGATACAGCAGTTCCTGATCCAGCAGATAATAAACTTTTAAAATCAAGCGTAGCAAAGCTATTATCTCCTCTTAAAAAGGTTGTAGCATCTTTAGTTCCAGTAGCTGTTAGTTTAGCAAGTGAAACTGTACTGTCAGATGGTACACCAAGATCTAGCGTATCACCTAAAATAGTGATGAAGTCGATAGAGTCATCCGTTGTCAATGCCGCTGCAAATATAATCGTACTGCCTGAAATAGTATAGGATGATATAGGAGCCTGTAGGACACCATTTAGTGACACTAAGCAGTGTTGGGCTGATTGTGGGAATATAGCTGTACCCCCAACTAATAAGTTGAATGTAGTTGTAGCACTTGTTGTTATCGCATCACAAGCCTGAAAGTTCCCGAGTCTAGGTTGAACGCCAATGTAGGCCATGTTATATTACTCCTTTTAAATTGTTTATCATATTAATTAATTCCATACAAGGTTATAGTTCCTGCATCTATGTTGTCAGAGTTCATTTGAAATCTAATAGCATCAACTGCACTTGTTGTGTTTCCGTACCCAGCAATAAAATAATTCATGCTATAATCAGAACTTCCACTATGAGCTAAAAATTGAGTATTAGCTATAAAGTGTTTAACAAAAGTTGTAGAAGATGGATTAAATAAATGCAAATAACCAGAACATGAAGCATCATTTGCACCATCTATAGCATCTGAAAGATTTTGAAATCCAGTTCCTTGTGCCAAATCATCATCAGCTGAATATCCTAAAACAGCTGCACCATCATTTTCTTGATGATATGCTCTAAATGCTGTAGTTGTTTTTGTAACATTATAGTTACTTCCAGCATCTATACTCATATTAAATTGAAAATCTCTAGCATCATTTGATGGGTGTATATTATTAAAAGTAAATACATATTCCTTATAAGTATCATCTAGCACCACACCATCAGAGCCATCAACAAAAGATAAAGTAGCAGATGAACTAGCAGTCAACTTTTTAATAAACACCATAGAGCCACCACTAAAACTTGCTTCAAGATCATCGGCTCCTGAATCAAAACCAATACCTTTACCTGCAACTGGTGTTAGATTTAAACTGTTAAAATTTAATTTAGATAATGCCATTATGAATCTGCTATTCCGTAAAGTTTGATTGTTCCAGAATCTATATTGCCATTATCCATTTTAAATTGTACTGCATCTATTGCTGCTGTTACATTACAATATCCAGCTACATAAGTATCTAATTCATAATCTGATTGATGATGACCACTAGTTCTTGTAATAAAATGTTTTACAAAAGTAGTTGATGATGGATTAAATAAATGAAGTGTTCCATTAGTACCATGATCTGCATCACTACTTAAATTTCTTTGTATTGCTTGAAAACCAGTTGCTTGTGCTTGATCTTCTCCCTCTTCATAAGTTAAATTAGTTCCTGTATCTCCTTCATTGTGTCTTGCTTCAAAATATGTAGAGGTTTTAGTAGCATCATAATTACTACTACCATCTCTAAAACCAACTGTAAATCTAACACCATCTGTTTGTGGATGTATGTTAAAAAATTTAAATAAATAAACAGGGTATGTATTATCTAACACTACAGAAGATGCACCATCTACGAAACTTAACGTTGCAGATGAACTAGCAGTTAAAGTTTTAATAAGTACCATGGAACTTGCACTTGATGTAGAAAACCCGTCTGCATCTGAATTAAATGATAACGCATTACCTGCAACAGGGGTTACATTAAAACTGTTATAATTAAATTTAGATATAGCAATTATAATATCCCATACATTTTAATTGTTCCTAAATCTATAGTGCCAGAACTCATAGAAAATTTTACTGCGTTGACACTCCAAAAAAATGTTTTACAAAAGTTGTATTAGCTGGATCAAATAAATGTAAAATTCCACTAGTGCTTGCATCATTATCAGCACTTACTTCTTGTGCTAAAGGTTGGTCAGATGTACTTTGTGCTAAATCTGTTCCTGTAGAATAAGTCAAAGTTGTTGTTGAATCTGCTTCATTGTGTAAAGCATAAAAAGCAGTCGTAGTTTTTGCAATTCCATAACTTGAACCACCATTAGAAGAAAATGTAACATCTAATTCTGTGTTTGTTCCTGATGGGTGAATATCTATAAACTTAAAAATATATTCCTTATAAGTAGAATCTATTCCACTAGTAAAACTTATAGTAGAACTACTACTAGCAGTCTGTGTAGATAACAAAACCATATTACCACCAATATCCCCTGTCTCAAAACCATTGGCACTAGAATTCCATTTAAGAGCTTTACTAGCTGCGGGTGTAACGTTTATGTTATTAAAGTCGACCTTAGAGAGTGCCATGGGTTAGGCTCCAAATAATGCTGCTATTTCAGCATCTGTTAATGCTTCCCCTGCTTTTAATTTAGCTTTACCTGATGTTCTTGCATTTGCTGCTGCTGTATCAGCATCTTTTAATTCTTGTATCTTAGCATTAACATCAGCTTCAGATGGCATAGTTGCACCTTCTTTAATAATTTTAATATACTTATATTGCATACGATCTTTATTAGGAATTTTATTTCCTTCATCGTCATGTGTTTTCCAACCATACCAATTTGCACCATTAAAAGTATGTAAGGCTTTTTGAAAGTAATCTAATTCAGTCATTATACACTATCTCCTAATCTTATAAATTGAAAACCAGTTTTTGTTTCTGTACTACTGCCTTTTACATTATTACTGTTCATACTAGCATTTTTAAATTTAACTTTATGAGTTGTTACATTAGTACAATTAAAAAAAGTAGATGTTGATCCAGTTTGGTTTTGGTTACTACTTGTATCTCCAGAAAGACAACCTTCAGTTAAATCATCATAGCTAGAATTATCAGATGTTCCTTGAATAGAAAATGTCATACTTCCATCATTATTAGCGTCTATTTGCATAGAAATAAAAAAAGTTATTTTATATAATCCAGTTGAAGCAAAAGTAAAAATGCCAGAACTTTCTGATACACCAGTACCAATTTTACCAAAAGTAGCATCATCAACTCTTTCTAAATTTGCACTTATTGGATCTCCATCACCATTTTGATCTGCAGATAATCTAAACATATCAGCTTCTGTAATTCCACCACCTTTAATTAATGAATAATCAATTCTTTTTAAGGTTCCAGCATCT